AAGTGCAATGTCCACATTTACAAGGGTACATAGAACTGACGACTCCTCGCCGGATGTCATTTTTGAAGAAGATAATTCCTCGGGCCCACTTCGAGAGGCGACGCGGTACGAAGAAGCAAGCAATCGAATACGTGACCAAAGAAGAAACCAGAGTCCAAGGACCATGGATCCTGCCAGAAGGATGCCAATTATCGGAGGTTTTTTCAGGGGCGCGCGAATCGGACGGGACATCTTTGACCCACGTCAAGAGGCTATTGGACGAAGGTTGTTCTGAAGAGCAAATCGCGGATGAGAATTTCAGTCATTGGGTACGTCATTTTCGTGCATTTCGTGCATATAAGTTACTGAAGACCGTTCCACGTGATCATGCAGTTTCAACAACTGTCATCGTTGGACCTACCGGAACAGGCAAGTCCAGGTTCTGTATACGGAAGTTTCCCAAGGCCTACTGGAAGCAGAGGTCCAATTGGTGGGATGGGTACAACAATCACGAGACTGTGGTACTGGATGAGTTCTACGGGTGGTTGCCATACGATACTCTTTTGCGGTTGTGCGATCGTTATCCTTTTCTTGTTGAGACCAAGGGAAGTCAGTCTCAAATGGTGTGTAAGAATGTGATTATCACGTCTAATCATGATCCCAAATCTTGGTATAAGAATGTCTACTTTGATTCTTTTAAGAGAAGGGTGGCCCAATGGATAGTGTTTAATCATAATGGTTTTTTTATTCATTTAGACTACGAATCTTTTATAAATAGATTGTCATCATAATTTTTTTTGGGTTAAATCCGCCGCTCGTCCGCTACGCTACGCGGCTCAGGCGTTAATATAAGCATCCCGATCTTCGTTCATCCCCTCGATCTTGTACATATACTTCCTGGTCAATCCGACCGAAAGTCTTTCTGTAACATTGAAATTACCAGTTCCTACAGCAAATCCTGGAACTGCTTTGTAGACTACCCATAATATTTTTGTGAACTTTCTTGAAAATCCACTTGTTTCCTGCATACGTTGTTTGTACATTACTCTTCGACTAGGGTCACGGTACTGATAGGTTATTGTTTGTCCTCCTGATAAGAAGTACTTTGTCTTTTTTAATATCTTCACGCGATATCTAGATAACGCTGTAGGTACATCGAAGGGTGTTACCCCTCTCTTCTCTATATCACATCCATCCTTTGATATACCGGGTCCCCCGATGATGTTTGTATCGTTTTGAGCCTTTTCAAATAAATTGATAGGGCTCCTTAGGTCATTAGCTGTGTTATCGGTCATTGCACCGACTTGCAGCTCATAGACGTCCATCTCTATTGGAACGTTCTCCGCTAACGTATCATTGTCGATACTCGTGTTCCTGAACGTGGCGTCCATTACTCCACTTTGGAAGAAGAACTTCGTGTTGAGATAAGTCGTGTTCCCCCCGATTGCACTGGGGTCTGCGATGTTTTCCAATGCGGCGATAGCATTGATGTCATTCCACTCTGAGCTCGTGGTTGAAGTATGTCCATATAATCCGACGGATAGTAATCCGTGGTTACCAAAGACATTGTTGGTGGTGCTTATGCTTTTGTTAAATACCACTGTACGAGTACCAAGGTTGCGTTCTGCTACCGCTAGTACTTTTCCTTTGAATCGTTTCCACTTCTGACGTTTCTTGTACGGCATACGTTTCTTTACATAGATCAGCTTACGATCATGTTGGGTTGATACCCCTTGACCAGAGGTCTTGTTTTTAGTTCGGGTCCTTGTTTGAGTTCCACTCATTGGACGCAATCTGAGTCGATTGGTTACGAATCTTCCGAACGCTCGTCCGGCGCCTGCATAGGCTGAATACTTACGTTTACGTCCGCGCATCATATTGATTTTTGATTTATGAGAGATGCGCTCGTAGCTCTTCGCGAAGAGCTATTAGGCTTTTTGCAAAAGCGCGATATACTTGATTGTGATTGGGCCATGTTGGTGTCGACCTTTATGATTGGTGACACCTAAGGTGTGCTGGCCATACTTTATTTAAGATTTTTTTTGGCACAGCACAGCAGCTGGGTAATACTAAAGCCAGCTGCTTGGTTTGTGTCATTTTTGAAAAAGATGAGTGCTCGAAACTGGTGCTTCACATTGAATAATCCAGAAGTTATCCCGTTAAATTTACAGATAACTCCCAACAACAAGATTAAGTTATTAATTTATCAATTGGAAGAAGTGCAATGTCCACATTTACAAGGGTACATAGAACTGACGACTCCTCGCCGGATGTCATTTTTGAAGAAGATAATTCCTCGGGCCCACTTCGAGAGGC